TCATCACCATATTTTTCTTCTGCAATTTTTCTAACTGTGTAATCATTCAGAGGCCATGAAAATTGTGGATTGATAAGGTTGTTAGTTAGTATAATAACCCAATCATATTCTGCCTTACCATAATATGCTTTTGCAATACCCTCAATTCTAACATTCTGTTGTACAGAATATTTTGTATAGAATGTTGCATAACCAAACTGATCATTATTTATTTTGTATCGTCTGAAAAAATTCTTCGCTAAAATAAAGTCTGATTCAGAGAACGGATATGATACTGGTTTAGTATCGTATGCTATATCTGGTGTTAAAGAAAAATACATTAGTATCCAACTCCTCCTTCTCTATTTACTTCATTTGCATATATGACTTTTGTTTCCATGAAGTTGACTCTTAGTTCTACAGCAACAGGAGCACCATCCACTCCTTGATATGTAGCATATGTTCCATCAGGTGTATAGTTAACCTCAACTGCTTGTATAGCACATGGTTTAAACTGTGGAATATATGGATGAGGTTTATCACCTCTCATAAAGGTAAATTTACATAGATCAGGAACTCTAATCCAGTTATCTTCACCAGTAATATCAAATTTTCCATCTTTATCTCTATCACCTACACTATCACCTTTCCTTTGCAAAACTGATCCTGTAATTGTTGATTCTCCAGCTGCAAAGTTTACTTGCGTACCATCATCAGATTCATCATACTGCAATCCAGCTCCACCCCATCTAGGTAAGGAAGAATATCTGAATAGTTGACATATTTTTCTAATATCTTTTGATTCTTTTTCATTTTGTGCAACTAATTTGAATATCATTCCAATCTCTCTCATTTCTGGAGCATCGTAAAGTAATTCTGCATTAGGGTTAATAACAATACCTCTAGTAGAACCACTAACATCATTGAAAGATAAGTTACCACCAACACCTGGTATTGAGTTCAATACTGCTGTATTCAATGCAGTTTGTAATGCTTTAGCGTTACCTGCTATATTTGCAACAACTTCTTTTGCATAACTAAAATTACCTGCTCCTAATGCAGCAACAGCTGCTCTACCTGTAGCAGTAAATTGTTTTCCTTGCCACTGTGCTTGAAATTCATTAGATAAATCTTGTGGCATGGGTAACATTATATTATAATTACGAAGTTCAAGTTGTTCTGAAGCTCTATACAATTCATAAGTCGCAGCAGTAGTACTATTTTCAACTAACTCGTCTTTATATTGCCCAGATTGAATTCCTTCTTTAGTTAACCCCTCTACATATTGTGACCATCCAGTATCTTTTCGTAATTGTGCAACGTCTTTGGCAAATGGAGGTTGATACTTACCAAATTGAAAAAATACATAATCAGTATCCTCATGAATTGTATCACTAGGCCATCTAACTGTATTAGTTTTATCAGGTTTGATATTATTCTGACTACCTCCAGTAAATAAACCCTTTTGATCTAATGTTGCACCACCATTCTTCAAATATTCTTCTAATCTATTTTTCAAATCCATTGACAATATAATATTGGTCTCAACACCAGCTATGATCATGTCTGTTGCAAGAACACCACCATTTTCATGAGCTGGTTTTATTTGATCTGTTGGGTAATCTAATATTGTCTGGATTTGATCGTAATTCAACTCCTTAAACAATTCTTTATCTACGTACTCAGTATGCTCAAGTATGTCTGGTATATTAGTTTTTAACTCGTAGTACTTACTCATAAGTTAACCATTGTGCGATCTTTTTGTTTACCATAGCCACGAATGACTCTCCTTTGTTTGATCTTATCGTAAAAGTTTTCGTTTGTTTCATCCCATACAACTTCCATAGGATAGGATTGTTTTCCACCTTTACCTCTATTTTGTCTTACAAAAGTTTCAATGGGGAGTAATATTGCTGTAGCCCACTCTGATGCAGCTAAGTCAAGATAATATCCTTCAACATATTTAGACAAGTATTTATGAAAACAACTGCGAGGTGCATCTATTTTTCCATCTAGCAGTCTCTTGACTACCCATGCTCTCTTCTTTGGTGACATATAATGTAAGTTCAGTCCCCAAAACTCAGTTCTAGATGCTTTTATTACATAAACAAGCGGAAATTCATCATAGTATGCCAGTTTTGAAGCCATCTTTGCTTTATATTCAAAGATGTACATGTGTCCAGAGACTGCATACTTTCTGATTTGATTTTCGTCCTCGTGTTCTTCCTCACCTACTCTATCTCGCAGTTCACTCTTTATAACTGCTTCTGGTTTAGCACTAAGTCCTAGTGCATAATTTCTAATTTTATTTCTATACCATAGGAAAGATTGATTCTCTCCACCTGCTTCTTGTTTTAATTTTTCAAATATCGTTTCATAACCTGCGTCCTCATCAAATGATGGGACTTGTATGTCCTTAAATCCTGTTGCCATTGTTTCATACCGCTAAATGATCTTCTGTGAGTATTAAAAATTTCATCTGCCTGTCATCACAGAACTCTTCAGCAGCGTTCCATTTAGCACGGTTCTTTGCAAAAGTTAGAGCTTCTTTCTTGTAGGCAGCAGTTCTCTTATCTTTACCATAAGGGGGTTTAGTTTGTTTTTTTGGTTTAATTTCAACGATGTACTTAGATATTTTTCCGCTTTTTTCACGTACCTTGATGTAAAAGTCTGGATAATATCTGTGTACCCTATTATCTATAGGAGAACGATAAGGTATTATGATTTCCTCACTTCCCCACTCTAAAATAGAGGCTGTGTGGTCACAATACTTCATATATTTTTTCTCCCATAGTGATCTATAAACTATGCGAGATGGATTCCCACGATACTTTTTTGGGTGTAATGGTTTGTAAAGTCCAGAATAAGCCATATATAATATAGAATCCAACAATTATATTTAGAGTGTCAGCAAGAGTATCCCAAATAGATCAATTCATGAAAAAAATTGGTAATCAGAGAGGTATGTCTCTGACTACTGGTTTTGATGTTGAATTTGTCTTCGGTCCTAAAACTCAATTTCCAACATCACCTTATGAAACTAATAAGGATATAATTCACATGCTATGTGATGAAGCACAATTACCAAATGTACAGACTGCTACAGGGCAATTGAGTGGTAGATATCAAGGAGAAGCAGGAGTTCAATACGCTCATTCTAAAATGTACACTGATGTTGGACTAGGATTTCTTTGTGATGCAGAAATGTTACCTGCAAAATTTCTTAACCATTGGTATAATTACATCTATGGTGAACCAACACCTAAACTTGCGGAATTAGGGAGTTATGAATCTGTAAGAGCACAAAATCCTCATGATAGATATAGAGTTAATAAACTACGATATCCTGATGAGTATACTTGCAGTCTTTATATTATGAAAACTGAACCTGATAATTACGCTGCTAACGGTAGACTTCCAATGACATATATTCTTGAAAATGCATATCCATATTCTATAGACGCTGTACCTCTATCATATGGTTCATCACAGATTACAAGAGTTAATGTTAGTTTTCATTATTCTAGACACACTTTAATATATGGTGATCTAAATCCAAGACAAATTAAAGTAGAAGACGGTCCTTTAGTAGATGATATTACTCTTGGAGGAACAGTACCTTTTCAATCAGCTGGTGTTGCATAGCAAAATTGACTTTTTGATTCTGTAAAAGCGGGAAAAATTTTTCCGCTATTTTTTTGTTCAAAAAGTCGCTATATATAAATATACGACTTGAAATTGTTTTTATGGCATTACCGAAACTTGGGTATCCTACGTATGAACTTGAATTACCCTCTACAGGAAAAACTGTTAAATATCGCCCATTTCTCGTAAAAGAGGAAAAAGTGCTTTTAATGGCACTTGAATCAAAAGATGAAAAACAAGTAATTGGTGCAGTTAAGGATTTAATTAAAAATTGCGTCATTACACGAATTAAGGTAGAATCTCTACCCAGTTTTGATCTAGAATATTTGTTTTTGAAGATTAGAGGAGCATCTATTGGTGAAAATATTACTTTGACAGTTACATGTCAAGATGATAATGAAACACAAGTAGAAGCAAATATCAATATTGATGATGTTGAAATTTTTAAACCTGAAGGACATGATAAAAAAATCATGTTTGATGATAAAACTGGTCTTGTTATGAAATATCCCAGTATGAAAGAATTTGTAGATAGAGAGTTTTTACAGAAAGAAATGAAAACTGATGAGGTTTACTCATTTATTGCAGACTCTATAGATCAGATATTTGATGATGAAGAAGTGTATGACTCAAGCACCACTACAAAAAAGGAATTTCGCACATTTGTTGATAGTTTGACTACTAAACAGTTTGAGAAAATTCAAAAGTTCTATGAAACTTCTCCTAAACTGAGTCACACGTTTAAAGTGGTAAATCCTAAGACTGGAAAAGAGTCTTCGTACACAATTGAGGGATTACAGAGTTTTTTCGCATAGCACTCTTTCAGAATAATTTGGAAGGGTACTTTAGAATGAATTTTGCCTTAATGCAGTATCATAAATACAGTTTGAGTGAAATTGAGAATATGTTACCTTGGGAAAAGGAGGTATATACTACTTTCTTAGTCCAATATCTTGAAGAACTAAAACAAAAACAAGAAGCAGCGAAAGCAAAACGATAGTGGCATCATTACAAAAGACATTTACAGGAGATTTAACAACAGCAATTGCTGGTAAACTTTATGAAGCCATAAGAGATGCTGATAATAAGAATGATCAGACAGATGCATCTGAGGATGTTAAAAAAGCAGCAACAGAAGTAAAACAAGAAGATCCAGACTCTATCCCAGTGAAGGATATGGATCTTAGAGAAACAATAGTAAATTTTTTTACACCAATAGACAGAAAGTTACTTAAAGCACAAGTAACATATAATGCAATATCATCTAAAGTAACTGCATTAGCTGGAGGTGTAGCAGACACTCAAAAATTATTAATTAATCAGAATCAAATATTAGAAGATAAATTTGATCAAATATTGAGTGTTATTGGTACAAAAAATGCATTAGAAGCAAAACTTAAGGCAGAAAATGATTTTAAACAACTGGAACTAAACCTAGAGAAGGGTTTGGATCTTTCAGGAACTTTTGCTTATGATAAAGCAGGTGGTAGATCCAGTATGGGTTTATTGGGATCCGTTCTTCAGGGAATATTGGGAAATAGAATGACCGCAAGGCTTGTCAGAAATCTATACAAAAAGATAGTTCCAAAGGGATTAAGAGCAAGAGCAAGATTACTACGAAAAACAGTAAGACCTTTTGGTAAGGTAACTAGATTTGCTTTAACACCTTTAAAAGCTGGAGTGAGAGGTGCTGTACTTGCTAGTACAAAAGTAATGATTAATTCATTATTGAATATTGGTAAAAAAAATATATTGGGTCGTAGAGGATTAAGAGCAGTAGGAAGAGCTATTCTTACTGACGCACCTGATGCTGGTATTAGAGTTGGAGGAAAAGCAGCTAAACGATCTCTTAGTGCAGTAGGTAGAAAGTATTTTGGTTTTGGTCTTGGAAAACTTGGGTTTGCGATGCAAAATCTTATTGGTCGTGGTCAAATGCTCATGTTCGGAAGAACAAATGCCGATAGAATTGCTGCTGAAATACTTAATGCTTATGCAACTCGTGCAACTTTATTGAGGAACGCAAGTGAAGCTCAAGCATTATTAGGTAAAACTTTTAAAGGAGCAAATCAATTAAAAATATTAGAGGATATTCTTAAACCTGGAAGATCAGCTGCTGTAGCAGGAAAAGGTGCTTCTGGTTCAGTCAAAGCTGGTAGAAAAATAATAAAAGAAATGGCTGACTCAAAGGCATCTGCTAATGCTGCAGAGTCTTTAGCAAATGATATTCTTGGAAGTAAAGGTCTATTTAAGTATTTAAAAAACCCTGTTGTCCAGAAAAAACTTGCTAAAAAATTGGGACCTGAGGGTTTAGAAAAATTATTGACAAAAGCTGGTGTTGCTGGCGTAAAGAATGTTGCTATAGGTCCAGGTACAATATACTCTTTTGTTGAGGGTTTAGCACGTATAAGTCCTCTTTTTGGAGGAAGTGATCCTACAGGTATGTTCTTGTCATTTGGTAGTGCTGTTCCTTATGCAGGTTGGGGAGTTATTATGGCAGATATCTTACGTGATATTGATAGAGAAGCTTTTGATGCCCATATATTACCAAATCTAATACCGTGGAGAGTAACTGAGGAAAATTTTCAAGATTTCTTTACACAAGCATTAGGTCTTGAAGCAAATCAATTTGAAAGAGGAACTCCTAATATATCTCGTAACATGTTGGGAGATGGAGGTGTTGATTCAATATCAGAAATACTTGGTGTTACAAAAGCATTTGGTCAAGCAACTGGATTTGGAGCAGAAGTTGGAGGACTAATAGGAGAGGCTGGACTTGGTTCATATCCCGTAGGAAAATCTGATTATATTTTTGATGTATCTGGAGATATAGGTGGTGGTAAAGGAGGAAAAGCAAAACAAGCTAAAGAAATTGAATTAAGAGAAAGACAAAGATATAAGGAAGAGAAAAAAGATGAAGGAGAGGAAGAAGATGATGAAGAAGAGGAAGAGATAAAAACTCGTAGAAAGGATGGTCTACCAGAAGGTGAAAACCAGTGGTGGGATTGGTTTGATCAGTTTGCAAATCCTGCTGCTGGAGAGGGTGGAGGTAATCTACTTGCTAGAGTATCAAAAAATAAAAAGAAGAGTGGAATACCCCAAAGTGTATTAGATGCAAATCCACATCTAGATCCTGCTAAACCTGGTGATTATATTAAATTAAAAAGAATACAACCTCCTGTAGATACAGCTATAAATTCAAAAACTCCTATGATGGGAATAGGTGGTCCATCAACCATAGAGTTTCATGGTCAGCAAGGTAGAGATAGATCTGGAGAACCAGGTGTTGATTTTAGTTTCCAAGATTATAAGAATAACTACAATTTGTTTCCTGGTTATGTTCTTGAGACTGGATTATTATATGGTAAAGGATATGGTAATGTAGTTGTTGTTAGAAGCATAGATCCTAGTAATGGAAGACAATTTGATGCTTTATATGCTCATTTTCCTGATGGTGGTATTGCTGTTAAGCCAGGACAACAGGTAGGTGCTGGTGATCTCCTTGGTTCAGTGGGATTTGTGAATGTAGATACACCTGGCGTACCACAATTACAACCACTTAATGCAGGTAATATGTCAGGATGGCATACTAGTGTTGATTTCTTTGAACCTGGTAGTGCTGCACGTTATTCTAATGCTGATAAATTGATTAATTTGGTTGTTGGTGGAGAGGGATCAACACCAAATGGTCTTTTACAAAGATTAAAACCACCTACTACTAGCGGTGATACAAGTTCATTAAATAGGATTGAAGCAAATAGTAATTTAGCATCAACTATGACAAATCTAGTTGAAAATGGTAGTAGCGAGAGATTAATGACAAAAAGGCAAGCAGCAAAACCTCTTCCTATCGTAATCATTAATAATCAAACTGTTAACACTAATCAGAATTTAATTTCTTTTGGTGCAGTTCAAGAAGAAAGTAATTTCTTTGAAGCATATAACTTAGCAAGGCATACAGTATAATGGCATCAATGCAGAAAACATATACAGGTGATCTAACAACAGCAATTACTCAACGATTGTTGTCAGCATATTTTGGATTTGAAGATAGAAATTATATCTCTCAAGGAAAAGGTGGATCAAATGTATCTGGCACAGATCCTATGGTTGGTGGCAGTGGTGGTGGAAGAGGTCCTATAAACCCAGAAATTGTAAATTCAACTCCTTTTGATGGTTTGGTTAGAAGACCAAGTGTTGTCAATACCAGTTCATCACCAGGAATTGTAGTTCATGATAGATTACTTGGTAATTTCTTAGCTGCTGTATCAATATCGTTGAGTTCTAGTATAAATTCTCTAAATCAAAAAGCAGATGAAACAACTGAAGGCATAGAAGTTGCAAAAGATGGTATTAGTCAAACTTATAAAAAATTAGAACATAGTTCTGATACTCTTGAAAACAAATTAGACGCTATTATTGATGCATTAAGATATTCTAATAATCAAGAGAGAAAACTTGCTGATGAGAGAGAAACTTCTGCTAAAAAAACTGAGCAGAAAATGGCTACTGATATGTCATCTGCTAACCAGATTCTTATGCAAGACATGGATAATGAAGAGATCCGTCAGATGAGAGAAGATGATTTAGCAGAAGATGACAGAGGTCCTATTACTACTACACCACCACAAAATCCTGATCAACTTGATATACCATTTGCAGGTGAGTTTAGTGAAGGTGGTATTGCTTCAGGTCCTGATAGTGGATATCTTGCTGTTCTTCATGGTGATGAAGCAGTTATTCCTCTTGATAATAATTACACACAAGGACAACCAAGTGCTATAGGACAAAAACCTATAGCAACTATGCCAATGATGGCAGAAAGAGGTACTGATAATTCTGATTCAATGACACCAACATTTAGACCAAATATTAGTATGGCTAGTCCTCCTAGTATCTCACTTGGAAGTAGAAATACTGGTGGATCAGGTGCTGGAGATATGCTTGCAAAAGCAATACAGTTACCATCTAAAGCTGCTGGTTTAGTTACTATGGGATTAATGAACAAAGTTTTAAGAACAGAAAATATTTCACCTATAGTTGCAGCATCTTTAAAATCTATGAGTTCTCCCATAGCATCAGCTTTTGGAATTCCTGATGTGATGAGTTCTAATATAATAGATCAAGAAGATGGAAGTAGAGAAAAATTTAAAGGTTCTGGTGGAGGTAGAAGAAGAAGAGAGAAAGGATTGTTTGGTAGATTTGTAGATTTTATTCTAGGACGTAGAGAAGAACCAGAACAGGAAGGAACTGGTGGATCATTGTATGGTAGAGGTGGGTCTACCACTTATAATAGAATGAGTGTCAATGGCACTGGTGGATATGGTTATGGTGGATATGGTTATGGTGGACGTAATATAGCATCGTTACCACCATATCAAGATGGTCGTACTCCTACTAGACTTTTTTACAACTCTCCATACAAAAGTCCTGACATGTTTATAAAAGATAAACAGACGATTGACGATGCTAAAGAGAGGTTTAAATTGTTTACGGGTATTGACTTAGCTGCAGGAGATAGTCAGTTCTTTTCTAAAAATGTTACCTATGATAATGCATATGATTATCTTAATTCACCTAACTATGGATTAAGAACTTCTGAAGTAGCATATAACATGTCAATGCAAGATGAAGTTAATAGTATGGTAGATGGATTAGCTGACCCAGAAAGTCAGGTAGTTATGAATAATGCAAATGTTAATAAAGATGGTGGAGATCAACAGATAGAATATTCAGCAATTGCAGTAAGAGGTAATCCATTGAAAGATGGAACTTATATATCACCATATGCGGTATAATTAAATGAGTAAAAATTACGCAACAGAGTTTAAAGTTATTCGGATGTCCTTGTATAAGGTAGGTGAAGAAGCAAAACCATATGTCAACCTTGCTGGTGATATGTGTAAGCAATTTCAATACTTTGAAGATATCATGTGGCCATCGTATGCTGCCACTATGGTAATACAAGATAATACAGAGAATATTATTTCTACAATGCCCATTCAGGGATTTGAAAGAGTTGTCGTTGAAGTTGATGATTTAACTGAAACTTCTGGTTCAAATAAAGGTAGATATACATATGATTTTCGTATATGGAATATTTCTAATAGAGTTGGAAATGAGAGAAAACAAACTTATACTTTAGGACTAATATCATATGAGGGGTTGCGTAATGAAGGAACTGTAATTAATAGACAGTTAACAGGTAATGTCTCTGAGATAGTGACAGAATTATTAACTAAGGATATGGAAATTTCTAGTACATCAATAGATGTAGAAAGATCAGTCACAAGTATGAAAATTCTTCCTACAAAGAAAACTCCATACACATTAATTAAATCATTTTTAAAGAAATCTATATCAGAAAAGATTGCGATTGCAACAGATGATTCAAAAGAAGAAACGACTGAGGTTGTTAGTGATGTAGTAGATTCTGAATCTCAAAAAGGATCTGGAACTGCTGGTTTTTTATTCTTTCAAACCAATAGGGGATTTGTGTTTAAATCTATTGATACTTTAATTTCTGATGCAAATCCAATTCAAGGAGATAAGTTTTTCTGGCAACCTGCTAAACTTAGTGATCCCTCTCTAAACAGAATACAAGAAATTGTATTTGGTCAAGAATTTGATATAATCAAAAGATTGAGAGAGGGTCATTACTCTTCTATCATGTGTGCTGTTGACATAAATACACTAACATACAAGGAGCAAGTTTATTCTCTTACGAACACATGGGATGATATGGAACATTTAGGTAGTCAAACAAAACTACCCGAAGGTCAACGTAAATTATCAAAAATTCCAACGAGAATAATGTCAACTATTCTTGACAATGAGGTCTGGAATCCAGATCCTAAAATCGCTTCTACCGAAAATGGTGGAGATGGTAGTCATCCTTATCAGGATTATCAATTAAATTATCTATCTCAAGGTCTTGCAAGAGCAGGTATATTGTTTAATCAACAATTAACTATATCTTTAACAGGACATCTTGAATTATGTGCGGGTGATAAAATTGAAATAAGAATTCCTGAACAAGCAGCAGAAGCTGTAAAAGGAGATTCTACTTACGATCCAGAACACAGTGGTACATACATGATTAAACAAGTAAATCATCAATTCAACATGACAGATAGCAGAAATGTATATACTGTGTTAGACTTGGTAAGAGATTCTCAAGGAATCAAAGATCAAGAAAGTATAGTAAAATAAGGAGAATATATGGAAAGTATAGAACAACATATTAAAAAAGATAAAGACATCTTAGATGATCCAACATCAAATCCTGCTGCCCGTAGACATGCAAAAGTAGAACTAGAAGAACTAGAAACTTATGCAGAACATCATAAAGATGAGATTGAAGCAGGTGATCATCATGACCCTAATGCTTTAGAATTGTTCTGTGAAATGCATCCAGACGAACCAGAGTGCCTAGTATATGACGATTGATTCTGCCCTAAATGAACTTTATCCAATTCATCAGATAGGATCTGATGGATTCCGATGGTGGATTGGACAAGTAGAAGATACTGAAGACCCTAAAACGTCTGGAAGATGTAAAGTAAGAATTGTAGGATTACATCCAAAAAATTGTAATTCTGTAGAGACTGAGGATTTGCCTTGGGCAATTTCTACATTTCCTGTGACAACACCACATATACCTGGTGCTTGTACTACAGTTTCAAATCAACTTAAGAAGGGAGTTTGGGTAATAGGATTTTTCCTTGACAATGAACAACAACATCCATGTATTATTGGATCTGTTGGTGGTGTTGCTCACTCAACAAATGTAGAGTTAGAAGCAGAAGATCCTTCAAAAGAATGTCAATCATTTACATCATTTCTTCCATACACAACAACTCCAGCTGATACATCAGCAGAAGAAACTGTTGAATATGATACTACTGATTCAGGTAATGTAACAACTGGTAAAAGACAAGAAGCTGATGATTCAACTGTAGTTATTCAAGGTAATCAAACTAATTTACAAGTTGCTCAAAATGGAGAAAATAGTAATGTAAATCCTGCTGGTACAAAAGTATGTGTAGAAAGACCAAGCACATGTAAAACTGATGTAAAATCTAAGTATACCAGATTGTTCTCTGAAATGTTATATGAGATTCAAAGAAATGATGGTAAGTTAGGAACATATCTTGTGGGTGAAATGTCTAGTGGCATATATGATCAGATAGACCTTGGTAGAGAATATGTTGATAAAGCAATTCTCATAATGAGAACATTTATTGCTAACATAAAAGGATTTGTTCTAGACAAAATTAAAGAAGCGTCAAAATGGATTACAAAATCACTTCTGAAACCTGATAAAAATGGAAGAGGACTGAATAAACTTACAGATGATATCAACAAAAAACTAAAAAAAGTTGGGTGTACAATGAAAGATCTTGCAACTCGTCTTGCTGAATGGTTGGAGAAGATTATTTTTGGTTATCTTTTCAATATCTACAAATCAGCAGCATGTCAACTTGATGAATTTATTCAAGGTCTATTAAATAAAATTCAATCATTGATGAATGATCTTCTTGAAAGTATTTTAGGACCATTACAAAATATTTTAGGTGCAATTGCTGCACCACTTAATATAATTGGAGAAGCAATTAATAAAGTATTAAATCTTCTTGGTATAGAATGTAATGGACCTGTTGAAAAATGTAATCCTAAAAAAACAATTTGTACTGATAATTCTGGTGATGATGGAGAAAATTTCCTTGATAGACTATTAGAGGATCTTAATAACTGGGGAACTGGTCAAGATTGGGCAACTTATACTTGTGATGATGTATATCAGGGAACTAAATTACGCAATACTAATATTGTATTTGTTGGTGGTATTCAAAAACCA